CCGCCGTCCTAACCCCTTGCGGGGAAAGGACTTAGGGCAACAACACAACAACATTAGATTGTCAAGTCCAAATTGAACTTTTTCTTGGCAACCCGCTTGATATAACGAGTTTGTCCAGTGTGGAGGATTTTGCGCCCTTCCACGATCTTCGCCCACTGGTGGCGATTCTTGTTTGGGGTATTGACGATAACGCGAACGATACGAGCAGGTTTAGTTTGAAGATTTTTCATAATTAGTAATTCCTTAAAAGTGGTTGGTTGTAAAGTTTGTCGATAGCTTGCGGGATTTAGCCGTCTCTATTCGCTTTTCGCGAACCCGCTCGCCCGTTAGAACGGACTGGGCTGGTTGCTTTGGTATTCGTTGTTGATGTCCATCCAGACATTCTCCCAGTGGAGTTCCTGAGCGTCCTCGTCTGCGGCTCGCTCCTCGCAGTATTGCAGCAGTGCTGCGTACTCGTCTTGGTCGTACATATCTTCGATCTGGAGTTGAGTGTTAAAGCTGTTCATTGTTTTTTCCTTTCGTGTTATGCTCTTATTCTACAGTATATATCGGCGTTGTCAAACGCAATCTTTAGCTTTTTAGAAAAACTTTTGCAAGTTTCTCAAAGCAGTGATTGCTTCGCGGATTGCCTGCCGGAAATCGTCGCTGTGACTTGGATTGTCGTAAGCAACAACTTCGTTGCAAAGTTTGCTGATGAGGGTGAAGATGAATGATGGCTTAGTTTTCATAGTTTTAATCCTTAAAGTGTTGTGTGTTGTATGCCTCTATTATACATAGTATCGGCAGTTTGTCAAGTCCTACTTCTTACTTTCTTCTAAAATAATCATAAATACTTGAACCATTACCAAACTCGCTGCTGCGCAAATTACAATTTCCATATCGTTTATCTCCTTACTTATATTATCGGGTATGGCGTTGACACGTCTGGTCACTCCTATGGGAAAAGTTCAGGAAATACATGAATAGTTGTAAGTCGTTGCCACATAAGGACTTACGGCGCCGGGGGGCGGCCCCGCCCCACCTAAGTCGTTGCCACCAAAGGACTTACGACGCAAGGCGATCAGAGTGTAGGTCTTGCACCATGCACTTGAGTTTGTCCATCAAAGTCCAGTCTCCGCGCACAACGTCCGATGTTACACCAGAATCGTAGCACAGCGCGCCATCTCGCAAGACCGCGAACTCATAGCAGTTACCATAGAACTCATCATCAAAGTGGATGATGCTCCATCCAAAACCATTACCGCAATCTTCCACACGGTCAACATTCTTTGCGTTCAACATATCAACTCCAATTACCAAGGATACCAATTCAATAACGCATGTGCTAGTATACACACGCCAAACATAAATGCAAGAGGGTAGATGATCAATGCACCCAATAGGCAAACAACGCCCATTTCCTCATAGATTATATTTATAAGTTTACTCATTTGCTGTTCCCCATTTTGCAAAGTATGCGGCTTTCGCTGCTTGTGATTCTTCGTCGATAGCTGTAGCCGTGATGACTTCGATTGGCTCATTGTAGCCCGTGAACCAAGTTTCTCCGTCAATGTCTTTGAGTTGTGTTTGTGGAACGTCTAGGTGACGTACTTCGCGACCAGACCAAGGCTCGATGATTGTGATGTTGTAACTTTTCATAGTGTTTACCTTTAAGAAGTGTTGTTTGTTATGTTATTAGTATCGTCTATAGGTGTGACACGTTAGGTCACGATTATCGTAGAAAATCTACGTTTTTTAGTTGTACTTCATGGTCCTCGCCATCTTCGTCGATGACAATGGCGATCTCGCCATCGTCAAAAACTTCTTCTACGATAGCCCAACGAAGGCCGTCGATAAGTACTTCCAATCCAATTTCAAATTTCATAATGTTTTACCTTTTGTTGTTGTTTAATTGTTATACTATAAGATACCATACCCGTGTGACACGTCTGGTCCCAAATTTGGAATTAATCCAAAGAAACATGGAATCCACGCTTGACCAAAGATTGGCCGTGAGCGTGAGAAACCAACATTGTACCACCCTCAGAGATGGAAACGATAGTGGCGACGATTGGGCCGAAAGTGCTGTGATTGAATTTGATAGTCATGTTTGTAATCCTTAAAGAGTTGTTGTTTGTTATGTCCTAAGTATATCATATATATCGTCATTTGTCAACCCCTCTCTACACCTAAAATGGAATTATATAGGAAATAATTCTAATCGCCCTAAGTCGTTGCTGTGTAAGGAGTTACGTCAATCGGGGCGGCCCTACCTCACCTAAGTCGTTGTGTGGCAAGGACTTACGTCGATCACTCGCAGGAGAAGCGACCATTCATTGTCACGCTGTCCCAAGTAGGTTCAGCGAGAACGTCGCGAGGATTGCCGCAGAACAAAACCGTTCCGCCTTGAAGCTCAACGTTCTTGGCGAACACGTCAGCAGCAGCTTGAGTGCGGAAAGTGCGGAAGTTCCAAACGTTGTTTTTGTTGTTGAATTCTACGTTAAACATGTTATTACCTTTTGTAGTAGTGTTGTTGTTATGTCTCCCATTATACATACTTATCGACATTTGTCAATAGCTTTGTGCAGTTATTCTAGAAGTTTTTGCAAGAAAGTTTTGTTTATGTTTTCTTGCTTTTTTTGTCGATTTGGGGTTGACGGGGGTTATATCTTCGGGTAAAATGTACCTTCTTACCCCCCAAAAGAGGGGGGTGGTTTAGACACAATCCCCAAAAATATATGTAAATGTATCAGCCAATCTATTCGCCTTGAGGCTTCTCGATGCGCTCGTCGCGACATAGCACACATTTGAATTTATGTTTGCCCGTCATCAGGAACACCTTCGTCCCGCACTTTCTGCACACTGGAGGCCCGTAGACGTATTTTGGAACAAACTTCTTCTTTTTCTTGTTCATTCATTTTTCTCCAGTTAGAAATTTCTTGAGTAGTTCTGAAACACCCCAGACAAACTCCGTTTGTGTTGAGGCTACAATGCTTAATACAGGGTGATTTGATCATTTTTAGTTATAAAATTATTTAGGGTATGTACACACCACCGGCTTTTATCCTACCAAGCAAGTACCTGCGCAGGATATGAGATACTAATTAGTGAGCCACAAACCGGATTCTTGCTTGAGGTTTGGGTGAGAGCCGTAAACTCACAACTAATTTTTTATTAGCTTCTCATTACTGAGACCGTAATCCGCCAAATGTATCAGGCACTGGTAATACCTGAGTCCAACTCCTAACAATCTTATAAATTTTTTATATCTGGCTTTCGCCGTCCAAGCGCCACGAACAGGACAGGTTTTTACGTGACTGCGTTATACAAAAATCTCAATTCTTAGTATCCCGACATATATTGTCACTCATTATAGGTAATTTGATGCCCGTAAGTCAAGATTTTTATAAGAAACTTGACAAATTCTCTTATACAGTGTATAATAGAGTGTAACCTACTACAAAAACAGAGAATCAAAAATGAAAAATGCAAAAAAGATAGAATCAAATCTGTGCTGCAAGGCAACAGCTAGCCTCGGAATGGAAATACAAGAAGAATTGACAAAAAAGGACAAATCTTTAGGAAATTTACTAGATGAACAAGAAAAAAAGGACACCGACGATAGAGACTGTGGGTGTGAAGAAGACTGCCGAAAAGGATGTTGAACTAGTATTTGACATTCTCGAAAGTTTTAGAGACCCAGAAGAATCTGCAATACCGTTAGGTCAAAATTTCTTTTATGAAATAAAACAAACCAAAGATGAGAGAAATTTCATCTATTCTGAGTCTGGTATTGGTGAATTTTACAAAAAACGCAATAAATTCTTTTTTAAAAGAGAATATGTGTTTCTCGTCGAAAAAGATGGTGGTAAATATAAGCCACCAAATGGCTCTGCGCCAAGATTAGAGCAAGAAACCGACCATAGGTTTATCTTATTTAATTCACCTCCTAAAAACTATAAAAATATTCTTGCAAGCAAAAATAGTGTACTTTGTTCTACAGAGCCGTTTACTCCAACGCCAGTAGAACTACAAGACAACACTCTCTTAGGTAAGCTCGATAATATTATACAATCTATAGATCAAAATGAATTATGGTCTATACTCTTAAAAAATAATAAAAAGCCCGTTGAAGGCAGCATTAGGTACAACAAAAAGCAAAAATGCTTCCAAGGATACGATGGCAAGGAGTGGCGCACGTTAATGTGGGGTGAAGAATGAAAGTACCCCCTAACATGACAGAAGAAGAAGTATTACGTGTTATGAATAAGGTTATTAATAAGACTGCTGCTAAATATACATTCTATGGTTATACAGTAGATGATATAAAACAAGAGTCTTTCATTATATGTATAGATGCGCTCCAACGATATGATAGTAAACGCCCGTTGGAAAACTTCCTCAGTGTAAATCTATCTAATCGTCTTAAAAATTTCATTCGCGACAATCATTTCATGTCAAACTCGGATGACGAACGAATAAAGGTCTTGCAACCGGCACAACTAGAGTATGAAGAAACCCTTCTGGATGAAAACGAAAAATATGCAGTAGATGAAGACCATTTTGATTATTTATACATTTCCAAGAACATTGACCGGCTTCTTCCGGCAGCAATGCGCATGGATTACCTCAAGATGATCGCAGGAGTCTATCTTCCTAAAGCAAGGAAAGACGAAATATCCAGCAGAATCATAGAAATTATGGAGGACTGCGGTTATGAAGAAGGGTAGGATATCCAAAGAAGAAGAGGCTATCATTGAAAAGAGCATAGGCACTATGTCCTACGAAGAGATAGCAGAAAAGCTCGACAGAGATCCTGAGAGCGTCGAGAAGTTCATCAAGCGTAAGTTCAAGGTTGGTGCATCCAAAGAAGAGAAAGCGGCTTTTGAGCTTGACCAGAGACCTTACTGGATTGAAGTAAAGCAGCAGTTTACAGAAGACGAGCTAAAGCTTTTTAGATATCACTGGGCTAGAATCATTTCTCAGTTTCGTGATGACGTTATACCTACGGAAGAACTACAGGTTGTTGATCTCATCAAGCTAGAGCTACTGATGAACAGGTCACTCAAACAAAACAAAGATAACATAGAGCAGATCTCTTCACTAGAGGGTCTAATACAAGCAGAGAGGGCGCGCGATCCAGATCAGCAAGATGTAGACATGGTATTCAACATGGAGCGTCAGGCGGCTTCTCTGAAAGCTTCACAGGAATCTTTAAACAAAGACTATCGTGAGTTGCAAACCAAAAAGAACTCGATGCTCAAGGAAATGAAAGCAACCAGAGAGCAGAGAGTAAAAAGACTAGAAGACAGTAAACAGAGCCTTGTTGGTTGGATAGCTTATCTTATGGGCAATCCAGAAGTAACAAGTCAGTACGGAATAGAAATGGAAAAGATGCGCCTCGCAATGACGCAGGAAAAAGAGAGACTAGGCGCTTATCATAAATATACAGACGGACAGGTGGACCAACCTTTTTTAAACTCGGATACAATTAAGGACTAAAATGAAGACAGCTATAATCTTTGGTGTCACAGGACAAGACGGAAGCCACTTGGCGGATTTACTACTAGAAAAAAACTATCAAGTTACAGGTGTAACAAGAAGAACAAGCACAGATAACACGACACGTATTTCGCATATACTCAATAACGAAAATTTCAAGTTAGCTAGCGGCGACATTACAGATGCCTCTAGTGTTTTAAATATACTTAGAGAACACGGCGAAGTAGATGAAGTCTACAACTTAGCTGCGCAATCTCATGTTGCTGTTTCTTTTAATCAACCCGGATTGACTTGGGATATAACAGGAAAAGGCTGCTTAAATATTTTACAAAGTTTGGTTGATCTACAAATGATAGGTTCTAGATTTTATCAAGCAAGTAGCAGTGAGATGTTTGGAAAAAACTATGATATTGAAGTTGGGATGACCAGCGAAAGTAAATATCAAAATGAAGAAACTAAGTTCTTGCCGCAAAGCCCGTATGCTATAGCAAAATGTGCTGCTCACTACATGACTAGATTATATCGAGAAGGCTATGGACTACATGCAAGTGCCGGAATCCTTTTCAATCATGAAGGACCACGTAGAGGTGAGAATTTTGTAACGAGAAAGATTACCAAGTGGATTGGTGATTATGTAAAAAGCGGAAAAAGTGCTGACTTCCCAAAACTTAGATTAGGAAATCTTGACGCATATAGAGATTGGGGATATGCAGGAGATTATTGTGAAGCGATGTGGATGATGCTGCAACAAGATTGTCCTGATGATTATGTTATTTGTACTGGCGAAACACATTCAATTAAAGAATTTCTTACTATAGCGTTTAAAGAAGTTGGGATTGACGATTGGTCTGATTATGTAGTGCAAGATCCAGAATTTTATAGGCCAGCAGAAGTAGACTATTTAAGAGGAGATTGTAGTAAAGCGAACACAAAGCTGGGATGGACACCTAGACACAGTTTTGAAGATTTGGTTAAAATGATGGTAAAGCATGACATAGAATGAAGATTTACAAAGTACATATGGTATTGACATTAGTTATGCCAAGACTAAAAAAATATCATTTAGATGACTACAATAGTTCTACACCAATAATATTTGTAGAGGCGCAAGATCCAGATGACGCATGTTACAAAGCTATGCACAAGCTAGCTGGCAAGATACTTAAATCAGATCATTCAATTGAAACCCTAAATTTTATAAAAGATATATTTCATGACATAAGAATAATAAAGATTGAAATACCATGAGAAGAAATTATGACGACCCAGTGTATAGAGACTGGAGGGTTAAAGTATACAAAAGAGATAAATTTACATGTCAGATGCCGGGATGTAAATGTAAGAAGAAATTAAATGCCCACCACATACAAAAATGGGCGAGCGCTTCTGCATTGAGATACGATATTGATAATGGTATAACACTATGCAAGAACTGTCACGACAAAGTAACGGGACATGAACAGCATTATCAACGATTATTTCAAGATATAGTGAGAAAGAATAATGGCTAAATATAAAACCGCTCCCGGATACACAGTAGTAAGAGACACAAGAGAGCAGCAAGGTTATTTCTTTAAAAAGTTTAACACTTGTCAAGGCACTGTACAGAGAAAATTAGACACAGGCGATTATTCTATTTTAGGAATGGAAGACAAAGTTTGCATAGAAAGAAAAGCTAGTGTTTCAGAGATAGCGCTTAATCTAGGAAAAGGCAAGTACGCTTTCTATAATGAAGTAGAAAGAATGAGAGAGTATGAACACAAGTTTATAGTTTGCGAATTTTCTATGGAAGATGTGATGAGATTTCCAGAAGGCGCAAAAATACCAAAGGAGCTTAAAGGTAAAGTAAAAATAACCGGTAAATACATTCTAAGATGCTTAATGGAGTTTGCAGTATTTAATGATGTTCATGTTGTGTTCGCTGGTAGCGAAAGAGGAGCATTTGATTTAATCAGCAGTTTACTAAAAAGGATTAATGAAAAATACACTATAGGGCGCAAGTCATGACAACAAATAGAGACAGCGTTGGCGAAATCCACGCTTACAATCTAGATGTAAAAAATAGAGAAATATACATAAACGAGTTTGATGACTCAGGAGAATCTGCCGGTGTAGACCACAGAATGCTCCAGAACTTTATTAAAAATATAAACATATTAAAAAATCTAAGCAAAGATCCAATTACTATACATATGCAGACTGTTGGTGGTTGCTGGTATTCTGGTATGGGTATATACGATGCCATAAAAAGCTGTAAATGCAAGACCACTTTTATTGGATACGGCCAATTATGTTCTATGGGTACGGTTATAATTCAAGCGGCAACTAGACGTTTAATTAGCAATAATTCTGCGTTTATGGTCCACTGGGGTAGCAGCGAAATAAGTGGATACTACCTTAGCTCTCAAAACCTCGCTGACTTTGAAAAGTACGCTGCGCAGCAAATGATAGACATATATGCAGAGAGGTGTCAAAAAGGAGAATATTTTAAAGAGCGTCAGAACAACTTATCTAAAACTAAATCATACATAAAAAGAAAACTAGGAAATGGCGACTGGTATATGACAGCAGACGAGGCTGTGTACTATGGATTCGTCGATGGAATTTATAAATGAATAAACTTAAAAAGATAGACGAAGCTTGGCTGAAAATAGATGTAGACGAGAAAGATCTATTTAATCCTACATCAATGCTAAACTCTTCAGATGAAGACTTCCACCTCAAGCTAACTTGGCTTATGACTAGGCCAGAATATTTTTCATTTCTGGTAAAACAAATATTTAACATACAATTACTACCATCTCAAGCACTTATCTTGTACGAACTCTGGAACCGTAAGTTTCCAATGCTTATAGCTAGTCGTGGTTTTGGTAAATCGTTCATGCTATCTTTATACTGTATGCTCAGAGCATTAATACTACCGGGAAGAAAAGTTGTTGTTGTCGGCGCTGCGTTTAGACAATCTAAAGTTCTTTTTGAGTATATGGAAACCATTTGGAACAATTCTCCAATTTTAAGGGACATATGCGATGGCAACTCTGGACCCCGTAGAGATGTTGATCGTTGTGTTATGCGTATTAATGATTCTCGCGTTACTTGCCTACCTCTTGGCGACGGACAAAAAATCAGGGGTCAAAGAGCTAATGATATTATCTCTGACGAATTTGCTTCTATTCCTCGCGATATCTTTGAAACGGTTGTTGCAGGTTTTGCTGCTGTAAGTTCAGACCCTATCGAGAATGTTAAACGTTTAGCGGCAGAGAAAAAAGCAAAAGAGCTAGGTATAGAAATTGAGGATAAAGACGAAAATAAATTAGAAGATAAAGATAACCAAATTATACTTTCTGGTACAGCTTACTACGACTTCAATCACTTTGCCACATACTGGAAAAGGTGGAAGTCTATAATAAAAAGCAAAGGAGAGCAAAACAAACTAAGAGAAGTATTTGGTGGAGAAGATGTTCCAGATAATTTTGACTGGACAGAGTACTCAATAATGAGAATACCTTACGAATTGTTACCAGATGGCTTTATGGATGCCTCACAGGTCGCTAGGTCTAAGGCTACGGTTCACGCTGGTATCTATCAGATGGAGTTCGGGGCAGTGTTTACGCGCGACTCAGAGGGCTTCTTCAAGAGATCCTTGATAGAGTCTTGTGTAGTGGACGATAAAAAGCCAACAAAAGACAATAAGGGCAATGATATTATCTTTGAAGCAAAACTTATGGGAGACCCAAACAAGAAATATGTATTTGGTGTTGACCCTGCTTCCGAGGTTGATAATTTTAGTATTATTGTTTTAGAGTTAAATGAAGATCACAGACGCATAGTACATTGTTGGACTACAAACCGATCAGAACACAAAGAGAAAGTAAAAAGAGGATACTCTACAGAAACAGACTTTTACTCATACTGCGCTAGGAAAATCAGAGATCTTATGAAGCTTTTTCCCTGTATTCATATTGCTATGGACGCGCAGGGTGGTGGTATAGCAGTGATGGAGTCGCTACACGATAAAGATAAGATACAAGAAGGAGAAATAGAAATCTGGCCTGTAATAGACGAAGACAAACCTAAAGATACAGACGACCAGCGTGGATTACATATCTTAGAGATGTGTCAATTTGCAAAGTATGACTGGCTTGCAGAAGCTAATCACGGATTAAGAAAAGACCTAGAAGATCAAGTTATACTATTTCCGAGATTTGACTCAATAACTGTTGGTATATCAAACATAGAAGATGGAATGAAGGGTAGGATGTATGACACCCTAGAAGAGTGTGTTATGGATATAGAAGAACTCAAAGACGAACTTTCTATGATCCAGATGACTCAAACTGCTTCCGGTAGAGACAGGTGGGATACACCCGAAGTGATTGTTGCGGCAGGAAAGAAAAGTAAGATGAGAAAAGATAGGTACTCCTCTTTAATTATGGCTAACATGGCAGCTAGAAGAATAGCCAGAGCGATAACGCCTGAGCAATACCAATTCTTTGGAGGCTTTGCTTCTACCCTTCCTACTGACTCAAAACAAAAAAATGAACAAAATATGTACTCTGGCCCAAATTGGTTTACGGATAGCATGAAAGATATTTACTAATTTGTGTATAATACAATAACAATTGAAATGCATTCCAATTACCTATAAAGGGACAAGATGAACCAAGAAAAATCTCTAATAACTTGGAACGATTCTGACGCTTCAAGTAGAGCAACAGCATTCCAACAATTCTCTGAAGCTGGCGAAAGCTATGCCGGTGTATCAAAAGCTAGTCACTATAGAGATTTTAAAGATATAGAAACAAATAGGTCTGTAAGACCGGGGTTCACAAGTCATGATTATCATGCGTTCAGGCCAGACGAAAAAGTACCACACAAACAAAAGCGCATTATTAAAATGTGCATGGATGCTTACGATAAGGTAGGAATTATTAGGAATGTGATTGATTTGATGGGTGATTTTACTTGTCAAGGAATTAACATTGTACACGAAAACAAAAGCGTAGAAAAATTCTACCAACAGTGGTTTAAAAAATGTGAAGGCAAAGAAAGATCTGAAAGATTTGCAAACCTACTTTACAGGTCTGGTCAGGTGATCGCTTATAGAAGTTATGCGAATATTACACCCGATGTGACAAAATACATCAAGTCGATGGGTAAAGATATAACCGTGGAAGTCCCTGAATTTGAAAAAGGTCAAATTCCTTGGAGATACAATTATTTTAATCCTCTTTCTATTGATATGAAAGATAGTCAGCTAAACCTTTTCTTGGGTAGGCATAGATTTGAAATAAGAACACACTCTGTGCTGGATAATTTTAAAGATGGCTCTATACCTGCACACGTAATTGATACGTTGCCTCCAGAACTAAAAGAGAAAATAAAACAAGGCGCTAGAAAGGTTGAGCTAGACCCTGAAAGAGTTTCTGTATTTTATTACAAAAAAGATGACTGGACAAACTGGGCAAACCCTCTTATATATGCAATCCTTGACGATATTATCATGTTGGAAAAAATGAGGCTTGCCGACCTTTCTGCCTTAGATGGGGCTATTTCTAATATTAGACTGTGGACACTTGGTAACTTAGATCATAAGATTCTTCCAAATAAAGCCGCAATCAACAAGCTTAGAGACATCCTTGCGAGTAATGTTGGTGGAGGTACGATGGAACTGGTTTGGGGTCCAGAGCTTTCTTACACAGAGTCAAACAGTCAGGTGTACAAATTTTTAGGTTCAGAAAAATACAACTCTGTTCTCAATAGTATCTATGCTGGACTAGGTGTTCCCCCAACTCTCACAGGCATGGCTGGAAATGGCGGCGGATTTACAAATAATTTCATATCCCTAAAAACACTTGTAGAAAGACTGCAATACGGAAGAGATCAGCTTACCAAGTTCTGGGAGCAAGAGTGCGAGATCGTTAGAAAAGCTATGGGCTTTAGAAAGTCTCCGCATATTGTTTACGATCAAATGAGCCTGTCTGATGAGTCAACAGAAAAGAACCTTCTTATACAGTTGGCTGATAGAGACATAATATCTCATGAAACAGTGCTTGAGAGATTTAAAGAAGTTCCGGGTGTTGAGAAAATGAGACTGCGCAGAGAGGATAAAGCTAGAGATTCAGACAACTTACCAGAAAAAGCTAGTCCATTTCATAATCCTAATCATGGTCAGGAGCTTGAGAAAATAGACAAGCAGGCAAAAGTGAACCAAAAGGTAGCAGAGAAAAAAGAGTCTCAAAAACCAATAAATCCTAATGGGAGACCTCCAGCAAGTCTTGACGAAGGGCCAAGAAAGAAAAGAGTTGATACACCAAGGTCTAAACCCGGAGTTGCTGAGTTTATAGTTTGGACTAATCAAACATTTGACAAAATATCAGCCACTTTAAATAGTGCTTACTTGGGAATCCACAAAAAGAAAAACATGAGAGGTCTAACAAAATCTCAGGTAAGAGAGCTTGAAAGACTTAAATTACATGTTCTTTTAAACACAACTGCCATGTCGGATATATCTGAAGATGACATCTGCAAGACAGTTGCTTCTAACAAGAGAATGCCACAAGATTTCTCTAATATTCTAAACTCTGGTAAAATTAGTCCAGAAAATATGAATATAGAGGATTACAAAAGACACGCTATATCAGCGTATGTTGAGTACTTTTTAGGTAGATAATTCTCATAATTAAATAAAAATTATTTTTTCGTGTATAATTCTTAGAGGTGATACATGACAATTAAAATATTCCAAAACGAAATAAATGACGGCATTGGCGAACTCGTAAAGAGTACGGCTAGTGTTGCATACTGTTCTGAGGCCGTTTTTAAATCTGATGCGCCACAAGAGGTCA